ACAATTGATGACTCAACATCAACAATCAAGGGTCACTTCCGTATCAGCAATAAAGCAAACTCAGCAAAATTTGCACTTTATACAATCAGTGGATTGACAGATCGTACTGGTTACTTCGAAGTCGATTGTGCTTATGTTTCAGGTAGCACAAGCAGCTTCAATGATGCTGAAGACATTGTGATCACATTTGCTCGTACTGGTGACAAGGGCGAAACAGGTGCTGTTGGTCCGCAAGGTCCACAAGGTCCGCAAGGACCAGAAGGTCCACAGGGTCCACAAGGTGTTGTTGGTCCGCAGGGTCCACAAGGACCACAAGGTCCAGAAGGTCCTCAAGGTGTCGTTGGTCCACAAGGTCCGCAAGGTCCTCAAGGACCACAGGGTCCTCAGGGTCCACAGGGCGTAACTGGTGACACTGGTCCTCAAGGTCCGCAAGGTGTGACGGGTGATACTGGTCCTCAAGGACCACAGGGTCCTCAGGGTCCAACTGGAGCACAAGGTGGCTTTGGTGGTGCAACGTTTGACTTTACTTTTGATTCAAACACTAGCGATAGTGATCCAGGATTAGGTAAATTGAAGTTAAACAACGGCACTGTAACTGCTGCTGATCGTTTGTGGATTGATTATCTTGATGATAATGGCACAAACATCTATAACTTCTTGGCAACCATCGACGACTCAACGTCGACGATCAAGGGTCACTTCAAGATTAGCAACAAATCTGATGCAAATGATTTTGCATTGTTTGTTGTCAACAGCTTGGTTGATAAGACTGGCTACTTTGAAGTTAATTGCTCTTATGTTTCTGGTTCTGCTGCGTCATTCAGTAATGCTGAAGATGTATTGATTACATTTGCTCGTACTGGTGATAAGGGTGAAGCTGGTCCGACAGGTCCAACAGGTCCATCTGGTCCAAGTGGTGGTCCACAAGGTCCACAGGGTGTTGCTGGTCCACAAGGTCCAGCTGGCGCAACTGGTCCACAAGGTCCAACTGGTCCAAGCGGTGGTTTACCATTAGCCAACGGCACAAGTAGTTTTGATATTCCATTTGCTAATCAATACGCTACAGTTACTGCTAATACATTCACATGGACATTTAATGAAACAAATGGATTGTTAGAGTTGGCGGGTAATCTTGCTAATTTCTCAGCATGCAGCGCAATCAACTTTGTCGCAAATAGTTCTGGTGATGGTGCTGGTTATTCAACAATTGAACTACGACCAGATTCAAATGCATCATTAGATCAATATTTGATTATTGATCCAACAGTTCCAAATCATATTCATATTCGTGCTGGTGGTACTCAAGATAATTCAAACGCACAAATATTCTTGGGTGGTGAATATAGTTACTTCTCGGTTGGTAGCGGTTTAAATCCATCTGCGTATATTACTGCAAATCAAAGATCTTGGTCATTTAATAATGATGGCACTATAACCTTCCCAGATAGCACAACTCAAAACACTGCGTTTGTTGGCACAGATATAATTACTGTTAAGAAAGTATTTGAAACAACAAATGCATTGTCGTCAGCAACAGGCGTTGTCGTACACAATTGTAATAATGGTCATATTTTTGTGCATTCTTCAATTAGTGCAAACTTTACTGCCAACTTCACTAACACAACGATTCCTGCAAATAATGCAACATCGTTCACGCTAGTGTTGAATCAAGGCGCAACGGCATACGTTCCAACTGCGGTTCAAATTGGTGGTCAAGCACAAACTATAAATTGGCAGGGTGGTACGCAACCAGCTGGTTCTGCAAACAAGAAGGATGTTGTTTCCTTCAGCGTTGTGAACAATAATGGAACGTGGATTACGCTTGGTCAGTTGACGACGTTCGGATAATGTTTAGTTCATTCAGTGGGTCCAGAGCATTCGGTAGGAAAGGAATTTCCTACCTTGCTGGAGTTGTGGCTAGACGTTACAGTGGATATTTTGCTGACAATGTGTCATTCTTTAATACTGCTACAGTAACTTCTACCACAATTCAGACGAATGCAATTTCTGAATCCTCAAACGATGATGGTAGTTATTTCAGTTATCAGTGGTTGGGATATTTCAGACCAACCACTACTGAAACATATACTTTTTATTTGAATAGCGATGATGCATCGTATATGTGGATAGGATCAAATGCAAGATCTGGATTTTCGACAGGAAACGCATTGATCAACAATGGCGGATTACATGGCGCTGTTGAAGTGAGCGGAAGTATTGCTTTAAGCGCTGGTGTTTATTATCCAATTCGAATTCAATTTGGTGAAAATGAAGGTGGAGATATTTGTACATTCAGTTTTTCAACACCAACTATTAGCAAAACAATAACAACAACTGGAAGAATATTCTATAATCCAGCTACTATGGGTATTTAAATGTTTGGTTCATTTGGAAAATCATTTAGTTTTGGTAAAAGAAAAACCCAAGCAACGCAAAACGCTTGGATAGTTTTATCAAATTTGCAGTATTACATTTCAGCTGGAAACACAGCCAGTTATTCTGGCTCAGGTACAACTATTACAGATATGAGCCCAAATGCATATTCTGCAACAATGGTCAATGCTACCTTTGATGGCGCTGATAGTGGCGGAACTTTTGTGTTTGATGGCTCAGGTGATTATATCAATACAAATCAAAGCCTAGCCTTCGAAAACTTTAGTATTTGTATTTGGTTTAAGACACAAACTGCTGGCATCAATATGCTGATTTCGAAAGAAACAAATGCTGGTTGGCCATGGAATTATCGTATGTGGTTAAATAATGGACAGCTTGTTGCTGATGTTGCTCAAAGTAGTGGCACATTCTCATCTCTTACCGATAACTCAAATTACAAGAATGGCGCATGGCAGTTTGCTGTGTTTACAAGAAATGACAGTAACTGGTATCTATATAAAAATGGTGTACAGGTTCAAACAAAAGCTGATGATTTAACTGGAACAGTTACAAATAGTCAACCAGTTTGGATTGGACGTAGTGCATATTTGGGCGGATCATATGACTTCACTGGAAGTATCAGCGAAGTATTAATATATGATCGCGTGCTTACTTCCAGCGAAGTATTGCAAAATTACAATGCAACTAAAACAAGATTTGGTTTATGAGTGACGTAGATAAAAATTTAGCCGAACTATTGAATACTGATTATGTGCCTGTTGTGAGTGATAGATCCGACAAGCCAATCACTATTCATCAAGACGAATCTGCTAATCCAGACGCAGACTATTCGCGCGCAAACTATTATAATCTAATAGAAAAAGGCAACGAAGCACTTGATGGTATTCTAGAAGTTGCAAAAGAATCGCAGCACCCACGTGCATACGAAGTGGCTGCAAACATGATCAAGAATCTCTCTGATGTTACAGAGAAACTGATGATTCTTCAGAAACAACAACAAGAATTAAGACCAAAAGAAGAACAAGCCACACAAACTAATATTAATGTCGACAAGGCTGTGTTTGTGGGAAGCACTGCCGAGTTGTTGAGACAATTAAAGAATGAATCTAGTAGCGGCTAAACTCAAACATTATTTGGGAAATCCCAAATTAAAGCGCGTCAATATGTCGATGCAACTTACGGAAGATCAAGTCCGTGAGTATGTTAAATGTGCGCAAAGTCCAGAATACTTTATTGAAAACTATGTCAAGATCATCACACTTGATAAAGGTTTTGTGCAAATATCTTTGTATCCGTTTCAAAAAACTGTCGTCAATGACATCAATAATAATCGCCGTGTAATTGTAAAGGCTGGTCGTCAGGTCGGTAAAACCACGATCATTGTCGGTTACATTCTATGGTACATTCTTTTCAATCAAGATAAAACTGTCGCAATTCTTGCTAACAAAGCCAGCACTTCAAGAGAAATTCTTGCTCGTATTAAGTTGGCATATGAAGCATTACCAATGTGGATTCAGCAAGGCGTTAAGGTATGGAACAAGGGTGATATTGAATTAGAAAACGGATGCCGTGTGCTTGCTAACTCTACTGCATCTAGTGCGATCCGTGGCTTCTCTATCTCGCTTCTATACCTTGACGAGTTTGCATTCGTGCCTAGTAATATTGCCGAAGACTTCTTCACATCTGTTTATCCAACGATCTCTTCTGGTGAAACCTCTAAGATTCTCATGTCATCAACACCGAATGGCATGAATCACTTCTATAAAATGTGGACTGAAGCAGTAGAAGGGTTGAATGGGTTTACGCATGTTGAGGCAAACTGGCGTCAGGTTCCAGGAAGAACTCAACAATGGGCTGATGAACAGCGCCGAGTTCTTGGAGAACAAAAGTTCCTTCAAGAAATGGAATGTGAGTTTATGGGTTCCTCTGGAACTTTATTGTCAGCGGCTGCACTCAAATCTCTAGCGTTTGTGAAGCCAGAACACTTAACCGAAAACGGAATTAAGATTTATAAAGCACCGATTCCGAATCACATATATGCAATTATTGTAGATACTTCGAGAGGAAAGGGTCTAGACTACTCTGCATTCAGTGTAATCGATGTTACCGAAATTCCTTATCGCCAGGTTTGCACTTATAAAGATAATAATATAAGTCCTTTGTTGTATCCATCGATCATTAAACGAATCGGTGATTACTATAATCAAGCGTATGCTCTGATTGAAATTAATGATAACGGACAGCAGATCGTCGATTCTTTATTTGAAGATTATGAATACGAAAATATATTATCGACTGTTGATATAAAGGGTAAGATTGCTTTAACTTGGGGTTACGGCAACAAGTCAGCCAGAGGTATCAGAACGACCAAGTCTGTAAAACGACTAGGGTGTTCTTTAATGAAAGGTCTTATCGAAAGTCAAAAAATAATTATTCAAGACTTTGACACAATATCCGAACTCTCAACCTTTATCGCAAAGGGTGGCAGTTTCGAAGCAGAAGAAGGCTCTCATGATGACCTCGTAATGACTCTTGTCTTATTTGCTTGGATGACGAACCAACAGTTCTTCTCAGACCTAACAAACATTGATATCAAGGCAAGATTACACCAAGAGCAGATGAGGCAGATTGAAGAAGAGCAGCTACCAAGTTTCCTTGGTGGTCATATCGATGTTGATAATAATGATGGATCTTTTGTTGAGGATGGCGTTGTTTGGAAGCCATATTAGTCAAAACCCCCAATTTACTAAATAAACGGTAGATTTCTTAATCTCCATTTAATAGGAGCAAAAACATGGCTTTTCAAGTATCACCAGGTGTGAATGTTTCCGAAATTGATGCAACAACAGTTGTTCCAGCAGTTTCAACATCCACTGGCGCCATTGGCGGCGCATTCCAGTGGGGTCCAGTAGATGTACTCCGTCAGGTTTCTTCTGAAGATGAACTCGTAGCAGTATATGGCAAACCAGATGCCAATACCTTTCTACCATTCTTCACCGCAGCAAACTTTCTTTCTTACAGCAACAGCCTATTCGTATCACGTGCTGGTGCTGCAACACAGAACTCTGCAGTTGCATTAAACGTAGATCCAGCAACTTGCGCATCAAATGTGAAAGTAAAGAGCGAAGATCACTACTTCACTGGCTTTCATCTAGCGTCAAATTCCGATATTGCATTCGCCGCACGTTATCCTGGTGCTCGCGGCAACTCTCTCAAAGTTGCAATTATCGCAAACGCAAATGCCTCTGTGTTCGAATCAGCAGCTTATAATGAATTCTTCGACGGTGCTCCTGGAACATCAACTTGGGTTGCTGCAAATCACAATGCTCTTGCAAACGACGAAATGCATATTGCAGTCGTCGACGAAGATGGATTGTTTACAGGCACACCAAACACGGTCGTTGAGCGTTTTGCAAATGTGTCCAAAGCAACAAACGCTAAAGATGAATCTGGAAACAGCCTCTACTATCGCGATGTTCTATATCGCGGCTCACGCTATGTTTATGCTCTTGGTCAAAACAATGACACATGGGGTGTATCTGCCAACTCAAACCATGCATTCGAAGGCGAGAATCTAACAATCTCCTTCACACGTGGTACAGATGGTACAGTAACAGACGGCAACGTTCTTTCTTCGTATGAACAGTTCCGCTCAACTGAGAATGTCGATATTTCTCTAATCATGGTTGGTGGTGGCGGTGAAGCAGTTGCTGAAAAGGCAATTGACATTGCTGGCTATCGTCGCGACTGCGTTGCATTCTTGTCACCAACATATGCAAACGTGAACACAGCTGATCCAGTAACTGCAGTCACGAACTATCGTGACTCACTACCATCATCTTCATACGCTGTAATGGATAGCAACTGGAAGTATCAGTACGACAAGTATAACGACACTTACCGTTGGGTTCCATGTAATGGTGATACTGCAGGTCTATGCGCTCGCACTGATCAAGATCGTGATCCATGGTTCTCACCAGCTGGATTCAATCGCGGTCAATTGAAGAATGTCATTAAACTTGCATTCAATCCAAGTCAGGCAAATCGCGACGAACTATACAAGAAGGGTGTTAATCCAATCGTATCGTTCCCAGGAGAAGGAACTGTTCTCTTCGGCGATAAGACGTTGCTTGCACGACCAAGTGCATTTGATCGTATCAATGTACGTCGCTTGTTTATCGTTCTTGAGAAAGCAATTGCTCGCGCTGCACGTTCTAGCCTCTTTGAATTCAATGACGAATTTACAAGAGCAACGTTCGTAAATCTTGTTGAGCCATTCCTAAGAACGGTACAAGGTCGTCGCGGTGTATATGACTTCCGTGTTGTTTGCGATGAAACAAACAATACTCCAGATGTCATTGATCGCAACGAGTTTGTTGGCGATATCTACATTAAGCCAGCAAGAAGCATCAACTTTATCCAGTTGAACTTTGTTGCTGTTCGCACTGGCGTTGCCTTCGACGAAATCGTCGGTCGCTTCTAATAAATAGACTAGGATAAAGTCAGGAGAATAAAATGGCTTTTAATGTAAATCAATTCCGTACCGCTCTTACTGGTGACGGCGCACGTCCTAATCTGTTTGAAGTGCGTTTGACTTTCCCAAACTTTGCATCTCTTGGTGCAGCGGCTGCGGCAAAGTCATCTTTCATGGTAAAGACGGCAGCTCTTCCAGGATCAACAATGGGAATGGTTACAGTCCCTTACTTCGGTCGCGAAGTTAAGGTTGCTGGCAATCGTACTTTTGCTGACTGGTCAGTAACAATTATCAACGATGAAGACTTCTTGATTCGTAACGCAATGGAATCATGGGTTCGCGGCATTAACGATAATGTCTCAAACCTTCGTTCAAATCGCGCGCGAACATCACAGTCATATGGCGTTGATGCTGAAGTTTTACAATTTTCAAAAGATGGCAAGCAATTGAAGCGATATAAGTTTGTTGGTATGTTCCCAACAGATATCGCTCAGATCGATTTGGACTGGGGTTCAAACGATACCATCGAAGAATACACTGTAAACTTCGCATACCAATACTGGGAATCAATTGATCGTGGTTCAATCTCTTCATTGAGATCACCAATTGAATCTCTACTTGGCGCTTAATGCCACTTGAATGGGGGAGAATATTCTCCCCCTTCTTTATTATGGAGTAATGCATGGCAATCAACCTATTTGGATTTCAAATCGTTCGAACAAAAGCTGATGATGCTCCCCAGCAACTTCAGCCGCAAATTACTGCACCTGTTTCAGATGACGGTGCAATTGCCGTAACTGCTGGTGGTTATTTCGGAACCTATCTTGATCTCGAAGCCAGCTTTAAAAACGAAAACGATCTTGTTACTCGTTATCGCGAAATGGCAATGCAGCCAGAACTCGAGGCTGCAGTCGACGAGATTGTAAATGAATCAATTGTTCATGATGTAACTGGTAAATCAGTTTCTATTATTCTTGATGATCTAGAACAACCAGAAAAAATTAAAAATATGATTCGTGACGAATTCGAAAATGTTCTTCGTATGATGGACTTTTCGAATTATGGCGCAGAAATATTCCGTAATTGGTATATCGATGGTCGTTTATTTTATCAAGTTTTGATTGACGAAAAGCAACCAAAACTTGGCATTCAAGAAATTGTTTATATCGATCCAAGAAAAATTAAAAAAATTCGCACGGTTATTAAGAAAAAAGATCCACGCACAAAGATCGAAGTTGTAACTGGCGTAGAAGAATTTTATATTTTCAATGAAAAAGCATCACAACAAGGTCAACAAATTGTTACCTCTGTGAGTGATAATGCAGTTAAGATTGCACCAGATGCAATTATTAATGTCAACTCAGGTTTACTTGACGCAAAACGTCAAATGGTTTTGTCCTACCTTCACAAGGCAATAAAGCCCCTCAACCAGCTCCGAATGGTTGAGGACGCTGTTGTAATTTATCGTCTATCGCGCGCACCAGAACGTCGTGTGTTCTACATTGATGTTGGCAATATGCCAAAAATTAAAGCAGAACAATACTTGCGCGACATTATGACAAAGTTTAGAAATAAGGTTGTTTATGACTCGGCTACTGGTGAAGTCAAAGACGATCGTAAGTTTATGTCAATGATGGAAGACTTTTGGATTCCTCGTCGCGGCGAAGGTAAGTCAACCGAAATCACAACTCTACCAGCAGGACAAAATCTTGGTGAGTTGGCTGATGTTCAGTATTTCGAAAAGAAGTTATATAAGTCATTGAACGTTCCTGTATCAAGACTCGAAACAAGCCAAGGATTTACTCTTGGTCGCACTACAGAAATTACTCGAGACGAATTAAAGTTTAATAAGTTTGTTGAAAGAATTCGCTCAAAGTTTACTGTGCTCTTTGATGAACTTATGAAACGTCAATTAGCACTCAAAGGTATTTGCTCAATTGATGAGTGGGAAGTTTTAAAAGAAAAGATTCACTATGACTTCCTCAAAGATAATAACTTCACAGAATTAAAAGAATCTGATCTCATGACCGCAAGACTACAACTTATGAATCTTGTTGATCCATATGTTGGCACTTATTTCTCGCGTGCATGGGTCAAGAAACATGTCCTCCACTTTGATGAAGAGGGCATTGAGCGTATGGATGCTGAACTTGAAGAAGAAAAAGCAGCTGCTGATGCAATGGGGCTTGCAAGCCTTTCTGTTTCAGCACAAAATGCTGCTGTTGCGCAAAATGCAGCAATGTCTGCAATGCAAGGTGCTCCACAAGGGCAACCACAACAATCATCAAGTTTAGATCAAGCATTTAGCTCGCAGGTTAAATAAGTAATGGAGAATAATATGACAACTCTTGATATGGTGAATGCAGCACTCAGTGGCGATAAAGAAGCATTCCAAGCAGCATTTGATGCTGCGTTTGGAGAAAAGGTTACTGATGCGCTTGAAGTTAAAAAGGTAGAAATTGCATCCTCTTTAATTACACCCGAAGTAGAAACAAATGAAATTGAAAGAGATCAAAGCGAAGTTGATGTCGGAAGCGAATCCAGCGATGGATCAGCAGAAGGCGCAACAGAGCAAACAGTCAGCGCTTGATAATACAAGAATTGCTGCGTTAGTTCGCTCTGGAGCCATGAGTTCCAGTGATTTGCCACGCCTGAAAATGGCGTTGCGTCGTCACGCTCAAGTTGGTGATATTGCTAAATTACCAAAACAACATCGCGATGTATTGTCAAAATACTATGATGCAACTTCTAGTGCTGCAATTGGATCACAACAAGCATTTCAAGCTGTTCGTAGAAACTTGATGCAGCATAATGAGATTGAAGGTGAAGAAGTTCTTAGTGAAGCCATTGCTTCATTTAAAGATGAAAACAATCCTCCAGTAATGATTGTTCTTCAAAGAAAAGGAATTCGCATTTTTCCTGATGGTAAAAAAGTTGCAATGTATCATAATAAGCAACTTGGTCTTGTAATTACAATTCCATATTCTGGCACTGGTAATTCTCCAGGAGAAGTTATTCCTGGTGCTAATGTTCAAATGGAAGAAGTCGAAGACATTATGGAAAGCCTTGATCAAGTTGCAGCATATGCACAACAAGATAACGTTACGTCGCATGCAAAGCATTTTAAATTTGCTGACGGCTCAAAATTAAAAGTAAGTCATGGTGCTGCAAAAGCCATTCATATGGTTCATGGTGCATTAAATGACGACAATAAGAAAAAATTTGCTGATATGCTCACAACTCCAAAGGGGTTCGAAAAAGCAGCACATTTTGCTTTAAGTAAAGTGCAATTTAAAATTGGAGGAGATAAATGAGTATTATCTCTGCCATTGTAAGAGAAATTATTGCTGAAGCAAATGTTCAGCGCATGGGTCGTAAGAAACTCGTGCGCGCAAGAGTTCGTGGCGGTAAAGTACAACGTCGCAAAGTTCTTTCAGCAGTTCCAGGTTATACGATTCGTGGCGGTAAACTAGTGCGCATTCCACCACGTGAAAGACTTAAAAGAAAACTTGGAGCACGTCGTGCAAAAATTAAGCGTAAGGCAAAAATGGCACGTGCACTTATTAAAAGAAAACGTTCACTTAGAAAACGCGCATCACTGGGGTTGAGATAAAATGAAACTAATCACAGAAACAGTTGAAGAAGTAAAGATGATCACCGAAGAAAAGAACGGTGTGAAGACTCTTTACATTCAAGGTCCATTTCTCGTTGCAGAAATGAAGAACAAAAACGGTCGTATGTATAAGGCTGATACTCTTGCAAAAGAAGTCGGTCGTTATAACGAAGAATATGTTACAAAGAATCGCGCATTCGGTGAACTTGGACATCCAGATAGTCCAACAATCAACCTTGATCGCGTATCACATCTTATTACCAATCTAAAACAGGAAGGTTCTACCTGGATTGGTAAGGCAAAAATTCTTGAAACACCAATGGGTAAGATCGCCAAATCCTTAATGGAAGGTGGTGCTTGCCTTGGTGTATCATCACGTGGCATGGGCTCACTTAAAGAAGTGAACGGTGTTAACGTGGTTCAAGATGACTATTATCTAGCCACAGCGGCTGATATTGTAGCGGATCCTTCCGCTCCAGGTGCCTTTGTTCAAGGCATTATGGAAGGTAAGGAATGGGTTTGGGATAATGGCGTTGTAAAAGAAATCGATGTCAATGCTTATTATAATCAAATCAAAAACGCAAAACAACGTCAAATTGACGAAGTTTCATTGAAGATCTTTGAAAACTTCTTGTCAAAACTGTAAATTTTATAAATAATATTACTTCTTCAGGAGTTAAAACAAATGAGTAAGACATTATCAGAATCCGCTGCAGAAATCCTAAAGGCATCAATGTCAGCCGCCAAGGAACCAGCATCAAAATTACCAGCAGAGATGGATGATCTCGGCGGTCAAACACCAACAACTGCGCCAACAGATATTGGCAAGAAAGCAGCTGCTCATGCATCTGCTGCTGCAAAGCCAGCTACAAAGGGTGATGCAAAGTCTGTAAAGACTCAGGCTATGGAAGAAACCGAAGCCGATGAGACTGTAGAAGTTGTTGCAGAAGTAACAGAAGAACCAGCAGCTGAAGAAGTTGTTGCTGAAGAAGAAGTTACTACTGAAGCCGCTGCAGAAGAAGTCGTTGCTGAAGCAAAGGCAGAAGAAAAAGAAGAAGATGAAGACGAAGAAGATGAGAAAGAGATGAAAGAAGCATGGAAAAATGACATGAAGAAAAAGCATGCCAAGTCCATGGCTGAAGACGTCGATGCTCTCTTCAACGGCGAATCTCTTTCAGAAGAATTCCGTACAAAAGCAACAACAATCTTCGAAGCAGCAGTCAGCTCACGTGTTGATTCAATCCTAGAAGATATGATGACAGAGAACGAAACAGTTCTTGCTGAAGCTGTAGAGTCAATCAAGACAGATATGGCTGAGCAAATTGATGAGTATCTCAATTATGTTGTTGAGCAATGGGTTGAGAACAATCAAGTTGCAATCGAAACAGGTCTACGTGCAGAACTCGTTGATGATTTCATCAGCGGTCTCAAGAATCTATTCTCTGAGCACTATATCGAAATTCCAGAAGAGAAGGTTGATGTAGCAGAAGAACTAGCACAGCGCGTTGCTTCTCTTGAAGAAGCAATGGTAACTGCTGCAGCAGAAAAGGCTTTAGTTGTTGAAGAACTGAACGCTGCAAAGAAAAATGAAGCAATTCGCAAGGTTTGTGAAGGTCTATCCGAAGTACAAATCGAGAAAATGAAATCGCTCGCAGAGGGCGTGGAGTTCACCACAGAGGGTGAGTTTAATAATAAGCTCGCAACTATTCGCGAGAACTACTTCCCAGTAAACAAAGTGATAAGTGAGGTAAAGGCAATTCAAGAAACAGCTGTTGAAGAGCCAGAAGTAGCACAAATTCATGGTCTAATGGCACATTATGTAAAAGCAATCACAAAAACGGCTCCAAAAGCCTAATCAATAAGAACTCAGGAGAGTTATAAAATGTATCTAAACGAAACATATGCAAAGAAGTGGGCTCCAGTTCTTGATCACTCAGAACTCCCAAAGATCGAAGATCCGTACAAGCGTGCAGTTACTGCACTTGTTCTAGAGAACCAAGAACGCGCCCTAATGGAAGAATCACGCACAATGCAAAACTTGTGGGAAGCATCACCAGCCAACGCAGTTGGCGGCGGTATGTCACCAGTAGTTGGCAGTGAAGGCGGAATCAAGGGCTTCGACCCAATCCTAATCGGATTGGTCCGTCGTGCTCTTCCAAACCTAATGGCTTATGACATCTGCGGCGTTCAGCCAATGACTGGTCCAACAGGTCTGAT